GTATTGCAACAAAACAGGATACAGCTAAAAACATGGTTACGAAGGTTAAATTCATGTATGAAAATTTACCTTCCTGGCTTAAAATAGATGCACCTGAAAATAACAAATTAACATTACGATTAAGTAATGGATCACAAATTAAAGCAACATCTGCAAGTAGTGATGCTGGTAGATCAGAAGCAGTTTCCCTTCTATTAATTGATGAGGCTGCTTTTATTGATAATATTGGTGAAATATGGGCTTCAGCTCAACAAACACTTGCTACTGGTGGTGGGTGTATAGCACTTTCTACTCCTTATGGTACAGGTAATTGGTTTCATCAAACATGGGTTAGAGCAGAAAATGGTGAGAATGATTTCTTACCTATTAAATTACCTTGGTATGTTCACCCTGAACGTGACCAAGTATGGAGAGATAGACAAGATGAATTATTAGGTGATCCTAGAATGGCAGCACAAGAATGTGACTGTGATTTCTCTACCTCAGGCGATATTGTATTCTACCCTGAATACATTGAATTTTATGAAAAAACATATATTAAGAACCCACTTGAGAAACGAGGCGCTGACCAGAACTTATGGATTTGGGAACCCGCTGATTATTCAAGATCCTACCTTGTGGTTGCTGATGTGGCTCGTGGAGACGGGAAGGATTATTCTGCGTTCCACGTTATTGACATTGAAACAAATACACAAGTAGCTGAATACAAAGGTCAAATAGGTACTAAAGAATATGGCCATTTATTAGTAGGTATAGCTACTGAATATAACGAAGCTTTACTTGTAGTAGAAAATGCTTCAATTGGTTGGTCTACTATTCAAACAGTAATAGATAGAGGATATACTAATCTTCATTACTCAACTAAAGGTGATTCCACAAGAGTAGATTCGTATTTTGATAAATATATGGATACGAGTAAAATGGTTCCTGGATTTAGTATGACTTCAAGAGTTAGACCAATGATAATTGGTAAATTCCAAGAGTATATCTCGGATCAAAGTGTAACAATACAATCAAGTAGATTGATAGAAGAAATGAAAGTGTTTATTTGGAAGAATGGTAGAGCAGAGGCACAACAAGGTTATAATGATGATTTGGTTATGGCATTTGGAATTGCTATGTTTATGCGTGATACTTCTTTTAAGTTTAGACAACAACATTTAGATATGAGTAAAGCTACTTTAAATTCTATTTCAACTGCTAAAACACCTTTTGTAGGAGGGTATAATAATAACCAAAATATCCAAAATCCATATGAAATAGATAATCCATATGGTGGAAAAGAAGACATTAGTTGGCTTCTTAGGTAATATTTATAATAATAAATTACATTATGGCTGATAAAGGCTTATTTAAAAGATTAGAAAGATTATTTGCTTCTGACGTAGTCATTAGAAATGTTGGTGGTAACCAACTTAAAGTAATCGATACAGACCACATTCAAACATCAGGTGAATTTGCTACAAATTCCCTAATGGACAGATTTAAAGGCATTTATTCTAACCCTGCTTCTACCTCATTATATGGTCAACAATTTAATCTTAACTATCAATATTTAAGAACATATCTCTATTCAGATTATGATTTAATGGATACAGATGCTATTGTTGCTTCTGCTCTAGATATTATTTCTGATGAGTGTAGTTTAAAAAATGATATGGGTGAGGTATTACAAATAAAATCTTCAGATGAAGATATTCAAAAAATCCTATACAACTTATTTTACGATGTATTAAACATTGAGTTTAATCTTTGGTCTTGGACTCGTCAAATGTGTAAATATGGTGATTTTTTCTTAAAACTAGAAATCTCCGAAAAATTTGGTGTTTATAATGTTATTCCTTATTCAGCATACCATATTGAAAGAAAAGAAAATTTCGACCCAGAAAACCCATCTAAAGTAGTATTTACCTACAACCCTGAAGGTATTTATGGTGGTTCATCTTCTGGTTATTATACTACACCAAACAATAATTCTAATTCAAATACTATTGAATTTGATAATTATGAGGTTGCTCATTTTAGATTATTATCTGATGTAAATTACCTCCCATATGGGCGTTCTTATTTAGAACCGGGTCGTAAATTATTTAAACAATATTCATTAATGGAGGATGCTATGTTAATTCACAGAATTGTCCGCGCTCCAGAAAAACGTATTTTCTATATTAATGTAGGTTCTATCCCACCTAATGAGGTAGAAAACTTTATGCAGAAAACTATTTCTACAATGAAGCGTACCCCATTTATGGACCAGAAAACTGGTGATTACAATCTAAAATATAACATGCAAAATGTAATGGAGGATTTTTATATCCCTATTAGAGGTAATGATCAAGCAACAAAAATTGATACTACTAAAGGTTTAGAATATGCCGCGATTGAAGATGTTGAATACTTAAGAGAAAAATTATTTGCTGCTCTTAAAGTACCAAAAGCATTTATGGGGTATGATGAAAACTTATCAGGTAAAGCAACGTTAGCAGCTGAAGATATTCGTTTCGGTCGTACTATTGATCGTATTCAACGTATCTTAATCTCAGAATTATACAAAATTGCTCTCATTCACTTATATGCTCAAGGGTATAGAGACGAACAAATGACTAATTTTGAATTAGATTTAACTACACCTTCAATCATTTACGATCAAGAAAAGATCGCATTAATGAAAGAAAAAGTAGATTTAGCTGCTCAAATGATGGAGAATAAATTGTTCCCAACAGATTGGATTTATGAGCATGTATTCCACTTTAGCGAAGATCAATATGAAGAATACAGAGACTTAATTGTACAGGATCAAAAACGTAGATTCCGTTTAGCTCAAATTGAGACTGAAGGTAATGATCCACTTACAACAGGACGTTCATATGGTACACCACATGACTTAGCTTCATTATATGGTCAAGGTAGAATGGAAAGTGATCCTGCTAACGTACCAGATGGGTATAATGAAAAAGAGCCATTAGGTAGACCTGAAGAAAAGGTATCTAATATTAATACTCAACAAAATGTCTTTGGTAAAGATCGTTTAGGTAAAAAAGAAATGAAAGTAGACGATCAACCTGGTTTAAGAGAAAATGCTAGATTAGCTTATTCTAAAAATAGTTCACTTTTAGAATCTCTAGGTAAACGTACAGAATCATTATTAGATGAAAGAAACATTAAAGAGTAATATCTCCTTATATATTTATAATAAATCCTAGTAGGAATGAACATTAAACATTCAAAGTATAAAAATACTGGTATCCTTTTCGAACTATTAGTTCGTCAAGTAACTGCTGACACCTTAAATGGTGTAGAGTCTGCCGCTATTAAATTGATTCAAAAATATTTCGTTAAGTCCGAATTAGGAAAGGAATATAAATTATATGAAGCGTTAACTAAAACAACAACTCTTACTGAAAGTAAGGCTAATGTTTTAATTCAAACACTATTAGAATCCTCTAAAAAATTAAATCGTAGAGCTCTTAAAAAGGAGAAATATAATTTGATTAATGAGATTAAAGATAGTTATAATTTAGAAGAATTTTTCAAAACTAAACTTCCACATTATAAAGTACATGCTGCTTATTATATGTTATCGGAAGTTCAAAGTACTGAAGCTCTAGTAGACACCGATATTATTGTAAATAATAAAATGACTCTCCTAGAGCATCTTTCTACTTCAGATATTAATGGAGAAAAAGTTGAAGCTGAAGTATTAAAAGAATTCCAATCATACGATAAAGATACTCGTATGCTCACCTACAGAATTTTAATGGAAAAATTCAATGGTAAGTATGATGGACTACACACTAGTCAAAAAGAAGTATTAAGACAATACGTTAATTCAGTTGACTCAACTCCAGTATTAAGAGAATTTTATAATACTGAAGTAGGTAAAATTAAATCTCAATTAACTGAATTATTATCTCAAATTACTGATAAAGCAGTTCAAATTAAAATTAATGAAGTAAATAATCTAATCGAAGAATTAGATAAAACTTCAAATGTAACATCTGATAATATTGTAAATATTCTTCAATACTTAGAATTAGTAGAAGAATTAAAAACAGCACATGGCTAAAATTGGCGATACTGAAGTAAAAGGTGGCATACAAACTACTGTAACTAACATTGACCCGGAAACAGGTCAAATTAGTTGGGATGTTGAATACTCAGCTGATTATCAAAAATTATTCAAGGATATTACTGATCTGATGAAAACAGCTAAAGAGGTAGCTGATATAACAGGTGAAGCTTTTTTTAAAGACCATTATTTAGATATTAGAAAACGTAGAAATGAGTTAAGAACTTATTTACGTAATAATAAGGCTAAAGAATATGCTCGTATCAAGGGAATGAATGAAATGAGTGGTACTGGAGGCGGTGGCGCTTCTTTTAGTGTAGGTACAGGAGCACAATACGCTACCCCAAAAGCATTTAAAAAGAAAAAAGACATTAATGAATCAAACCCAGGTTCTACTTTAGGTAAAGGACCAAAAGCAGGTGAAGATGGAGTTAAAGATAATTATTATGTTAAAGGATTTAAATATAAATTAGTTGATCCGAAAAAATTAGCGAAAAATTCAAAAGCTATAGATACTAAATATTTATGGGCACCCGATACATTCGTTAAAGAATAATAATATGTATAAGTATAAACTAAATTTAAATGAGCGAGATGAAAAACGAGCTCAATTTCAAGAAAAACGTATTGCTGTTTTTCAAGAAATCGAAAAACGATTAAATAGTTTATACCCCTTGATAGATAAAGCTAAAGATGAAACTATAGCTTACTATCAAGATAAACCTGAATCATATAGTGTTGTATATGCTACTGATTTAATTTTAGACTATTTAAAAGATATTGACAAATTATTAAAACAACAATAATGAAAACACTTCAAGAACAGTATAACCTTATTAAAGAAGGAAAAGGTAACAAAAATATCTTTATGAAATCAGCTCGTAGCCAGTTTCCAAACTTGTTTAATAATTTATCAAACTTTGATACTACTATTAGAGTTATGAAACAAAAACAAATCATCTCAGAAGTAGGTATAGGTGGTGTTGCTACAGGTGGTTCAAACCCATATATTAATTGGGAAAAATTCCTAGCTGAAGAAGCAAAAGCAGAAGAAAAAAAACCAACAAAAGAAGTTACTGATATGGAAACTGCTGGTTTTGATTATAAAGATGAAAAAAATATTGATAACCTTTATGGTGAGGCTTTTTTACAAGGATTTTATACTGAAATGGAAGATCCTAAAAATGAAGGTAAAGATGTAGCTGAACTAAAAGAAATTGTAGCTAAGAATTTAGCTAAAGATAAAACATATTATGCTACCGAAGCTCAGTTTGGTATTAAAGGTATAGGGTATACTGACGAAGCACCCGGTCTAAAAGCTTCAAAATCAGACCAAATGGTCCCAGTAAAAGAAAATATGATTAAATTAACAGATTTAATTAACGAAGCTATTGGTGGTTACGTTGATTTACGCCCTGCAGGAATGACTACAGAAAACGCAAGAACTGATGCTGA